AATTGAGATTTTCGTTCTTGTTGCAATTTTTACTTTTCTCTTATCTTTTGTGATAGAGATTTTTGTTGTTCCCGCTCCTTTTTGATTTCCAAATAAGAATACGATACTTGAGTTTAACCAAATTGCTTCTCCACCTTTTGCTTTAATCTTTGGTTGTCCGAAAGGATTATCTGGCAATTCTACCCAAGGTTGATTAACAATGATTAATGTGTTTGTATAAGGCTTATCTGTTCTTCTTGAACCTGATATACGTTGGTTGATACCCATTCCAATTTTGTCAGCTAAAACCGACGCATTGTGTTGTTTACCACCTTTACCATCGTAAGTCATTTTACATGGAACTGAACCTACTGAATCCCATAAGATTAATAAATCGTGAGGTAAATCTCCTTTCTCTTGTGCGTCTAATAATTCATTGATATAATCTGTGATTTGTTCAATGTACTCAAAATCACTGTTGAAAAGATAATCTCCATTTCTATCAAACCCCATTAATTCAGCGTGGTCCCAACTCCATTTTTGTTCAGTAATAATAAACACAGGAACAACACCTTTCTTTTGAGCATCTACCGCTGACTTTACAAGTGCGGTTGTTTTACCCGTATCACTATGTCCTAATAACATATTGATGTGACCCATTGCAGGACCCGGAATACCACATGCGTCCAAGAAGGCATTACCCAAATCGAAGAAACGATCTGGTTTGTACTCGGCTTCTTTAGAGAATTTCTTCTTAATTGCCGAAAAGTCTGTTTTTTTAATACCTGCCATAATTTGTTTTTAAAAATGGGGTTTCTGACGTTATCTCCACCCCTCCGTTAATAATTAGAACGGTAAATCACCGTCAACATCTGCATCGTCTTGTGGATCAACAACAGGAGTAGAAGACTTCGGTGCTCCGATAGTTTCTTCTGTTGTTAAATTAGAAACCCATTTGCTACTTGCGGTATCCCAACGTGGAACTTCACCTCTTGCAACCATTTCTAAATAATCTTCACCCTTTTTAGAGTAAACATCAGACCAAGTTAACTCATCATCTAACCACGTTTTTGCAACGTCTGCGTCAGTATGTAATGGACTTGGGTCGTCGTTTAATACTGAATTGATAACTGTGTACTCTTTACCTGTACCCGCTTTTGTTAAAGCTAAAGACAAGATCAAATCACGACCATTTTCAGGATTGGTAACATCTCCTTTATTACGGAAGATTGGGAAGATTTTATCAATAACACCGTCACCTTTGTGATTATGTTTAAATCTCCAAAATTTAACTCCATCAGATTCATGATCACGATCGATCACTTTAACGATATAAAACTTACGAGAACGGTAGTTACGTGCTAATTCTTTGTCAGAATCTACACCACTCATCATCAATCCTTCGTAAACCTCATTTAATGGAGAACGTTTTCCTTCTTGTGCTGGGTCATATAATTTAACCCATTTTCCGTCTACTTGAACTTCGTGAAACTTTACTTCTACAAATGGTGAAGAACCATCTTTTGTAGGTAAAATACGGATACGTCTTTCTTCACCTTTAGAACCTTTTTGTAATACGGTTGTGAAATAACGTTTTAATCTATCCTCTGAGGATATCTTGTTGTTGTTGCCACCTGTGGCGTTTTTGTTTTTCTCGTACTGTGCAAGTACTGCATCAAATGTACTCATAGAATTAAAATTTAAATTATAAAATCATTTATGTTATAATATACATAAAAAAACCCAGACTATAAAATCTGGGTTGAATTATTTTTAAAGTATTTTTTTGTTACCAACTAATCACATAATCGTTATTGGTACCCATGAAATTGTTCTTAGTCTGAATTTTATAACCATAATTTCTTAATGTGGTTACTATCGCGTCATTCACGTATCTTGGGTCTAAAGTAATTTGATATTGTCCTTGAGCTGTTGCTCCTGATATTAAACCATCGATATATGTTAATGAACCTGTTGCCGTATTTGAAGCTGTTCTTGCTGCTGATCCTGATTGCATCTTAAATATTTTTTTTTATTTTTATTCTAATGTTAATAGATATGTTATTTTATTTAATAGTCCTAAAATCTCATCACGGATATTCAATAAATCCGTATCTGTTGAATCAAACTCACTACTCCATTGGATTAACGCCTCTTTAGATGTTTGTAACATGTTCTTTAAATCCAATTCAGATAAATTTACAACGTTTAATGTTTTATCTTCATTTTCTAATTTAAATCTACCGTACTTACCCATCGCGGCCTCAGCAAACGTGTCTGTCAAATCAACTAATCCTTCATATAACTTGTCAAAGGCTTTATGTCTTGCGTAACCTTTGGTTTGCCAATGGTTAATTTTAACTTGAGCCTGAAGTTCCATTAAGAACTTTATTTTAGAAGCTATATTCATCTTTTTGGTCTTCTTGGTTAAATGACGATCTTATTTGGTCAACTGGATAATTGTCAACATCATCTTTAGTTAAAACATATTCATTCTTACCACTTGCTCTCATTTCACCTTGTTTGTGCGCAAAAAACTCTTGTGGTTTTTCGTTGAATGGGTATGAATCCAAAGATCTCATTTCCAATTTTTCAACTTCACTTTTAGGTTTGTTAGCCTCAACTGTTGCCCCTAATTGATCAATCTTAGCCATAACTTGGTCCATTTGAGCCAATTTACTTTCTAAGTCATTCAATTTAGTGAATACGTCATCCATTTTATTAATAACCGCAGAATTATCTTGTTTGTTACTTTCAAGATCATTCTTAATATTCTTAGTCATATTAACTAAATCTGTAATATCAATTTCTTCTGTGTCACCACCCATACCCGCATCATCCATTGGAGGTGTGTCCATATCGCCACCTGCTGGAGGTGGAGGAGGAACATCACCACCCATATCACCTGCTGGAGGTGGAGGAGGAGCCGGAACATCTGTTGGTTCATCTGCAGGTGGTGGAGCGTCTGTTGGTTCATCCGCAGGTGGTGGAGCATCTTGCTCCATAATCATTTTCTTACCATACTTATTGATGGAATTAAAACGTTTTACTTCTTCTAATAATTTTTTCTCTAACATGGCTTAATCTTGTAATAATTGTCTACCGTCATTGGTAATATATCTTTTGTTTATTCTTTCAACGATACCGTCTTTTTCTCTGATTGTATAACATTCTCCTGTTACTAAATCACATTCTTCTCTTTCCATACCATCATTAGATACGTTTTTAACCTTTTTAGGGTTTAAAAACTGATCCATGGTATTATTTAATCTATTATTTTCCATAATATTTGTTTTATTACTATAAATATCCCAAGTTTTATTAATATTACACTTTAACCAATTTAAAATAAACAATATCACCATCTTGTAAATCTAAATCTTTCATTAATTTAGGTGATAGAGCTATCCCATATTCCTTTTCATCTCTAATATTATCAATTGGTCCTCCAAATGCTATTGGTGATTGTTTGGTTTTATCTAATGAATAAACATGTGGTAAAGTCATATTTTTATTTTTATTTGGATTTAAGAAAAGTGTTTTATAATTTTTTAATGTTTCATTAACGTCCATTTTATCTGAAATAAATCTAGTAGAATAAAAATAATATTGATCACTAAATTGTCTAACATTTTCCCATGTAAATGCTGGATTTGGTATGAAACTAGATTTAGCAATTAAAGACATACTGTCAGTATTGTTCATAGAATAATTTGATTCTCCCATTCTAACTACCTGTGCTCTTAACCATTTATCACCTTTATATTCAACTTGAACAATATATCTAAATTCATTAAATCCATTATATGGTATTCCATTTACGGTTACTCCTACATCGTCTAAAGTAACTTTTTCTCCCGATATTTTCTTTTTGTCAGGACCCATATCATATGTGTATTGACTACCGTCAGCGGTTACAATTGACGCACTTGTTTCCGTAACTTTATCTGAACCATTAACTCTATTAACCGCCTTTTGTTGTAGTTTATCAAATAATGTTCTATAACTTGACATAAATGAATCTGTCAAATCTGGTAATGCAGTATATGGCATTCTCGATCCTTTAAATTTGGTTACAATATTATTATTTCTAATTTCGTGTCCAACTTCAGTAATCCAATATGTTCCTTTAAACATAGGAATATTTTTCAAATAGAAAAACATTGTAGGTTGTATCATAACATTACCCATACAAGTTATTTCACATGTGTATGCCGCTTGTCGATAATAGTCATATAAACCAATATCAACATTATGTGATGATGAACCCGA